TTCGCGCCTCAGAGTTTGGGCCCTCAATAAGGTACTGGCTTGGTAACAGACCAAACCGGGACTTCGTGAACCGTCGAAAATGATCATCATACTGTGACTGTGAGAGTGAACGACCAGTAGTAAAGTGCACGTAGTTGACTGAGTGTTGGATAAAGACCTTAACATAAAACTCGCGAAGATCTTCCGCCTTGGTAATGCACGTGAAGGCGACGTTGGCGACGCCCATAAAGGGACGGGCCTCGGCATAAAGTCGCCGTACCAGTGAAAGGTATTCAGGAAGTGGGTCAGCAAGATCCCACTTTGGGTAACCTTCAACGATCATTCGTGGTAAGTGAACGATCTTGATACTATTGACGATAGGGCTTAGTGAGCGTGCCCAGCTTTCCGCGTTCTCTTTCCAATTGGCGTCAGCGTCTGGCCAGATTACTACGTCACGACCACGCAAGGGCAGGAAGTCGGTACGATTAAATCCCTGCAGCCCTCCCATTGGGGAGATAAGCGGCTGATTAGGGAAATGTGGAATGCCCGCATCACACGTCTTTTCTCCCTCGACGATAATAACCGGCCCTTCTTTATTGAGTGACGGGAGGTTGTAAAACTGACGTAGGGCGATTCCCTTGTGAAGCCATTGCGCCAACCCGTCCTTCATGAAGTAGAAGGTTGGGATAAACTTTTTGGCTGGCTTCCCTAGCGCACCATTGGGACGTATCTCCTCGAACCGCGTAACCGTACCGAGTAAGTGTCCCTGACGCGCACGGTATTCATGGATTTTAACGAATTGAAAACCTTCAGGAGTTGACGGCCGTGGTGGTTTCTCATCAGTCGCCGTCAGGTTCTCAAACTCACGTTCCCTGGCAGCTGCCGCTACAGTGGTTGCCGCAAGCCGAGCCTGTTCAGTACTTACCTTGATAGGCCATAGGCCTTTTTGGCGAAGTTTCTCGATGAGAAGGTCCTGGTTGTCGCAAGCCGCGTGACACTTAACGAGAACCTTGCCGTCGGCCGCTAACGTAACGTGCATCGACGCCTGCTTGTCGTCGTGCCCGGGACAATGGCCTTGCCACTCTGGTGAAGTCCCCTGAGCCCTGATGTGCTGAAGAAACTGATGAAGTGAAACCCCTGAAGAAACAACTGGTCCTGAACCGTCTTGCGCGGTCGCCATTAAGCCCCCTACCAAGTTGATCAATAATAGGTGCGCCTTATAAAACCATGGCGCGAAATATTATTGTATCACGGCTAAATTAAAATGTAAAATCCATTTTATCAGCCTTACTTGTGAATCTTCCGTGGCGCCCCATGGCGGATGATTGTAGTAAACAAGGTCGCTGAAACGTGCGCTACCACGCCTTTCTTGGTGCTAATGATGTCGCAACCTGGCCACTTATTTGTTATGACCGTAGCCACAGCGTCCAAGGTTGCAGCACGTTCAGTGGTTCGTCTTCGCTTATTTGTTGATGTGTAGAAAAATTCTCTCACTTTAGTCCTTATAAATTGTTCGTTGACACCACTCCAGGATTACTGGCGCGTCGTTATGTAGGCTGATAAGTGCACGACACCCGGTGCCTGGACCTCGCTCCAGGGCTGGCGCTGGTGTTGCCGGCTTAAAGGCAAGCCAGACCCCGAACCCCAGAGCAATCACTGGGTATAGCCAGCGCTTTACTTCACCTCTTCGCCTAAGTCTCATTCGAACTCCACCACAACCATTACCTTGCGTGGCGTTAGCCCAGGGACGGCTGCCTTCTGGAGGTAGATGCAATCCACCGGCGGCTGCACACCAGCCACGTCCCGTGAGTTTGGTAACCCATCCGCCTCGTAGCGGTTGGTGTTCTTGGTCTCTTTCACCCAGTGCATGGGTATCCTGATGCTTGTCATGTTAGTCTCCTAAAAGTTTCTCCAACTCCTGAATAGGGCAACTAAAGTGCACAGTGCCCTGCTTGATTGGTCGGTGATACGGTGTTGCATTGACGAACCATTCGCCATGGCAGATGACGCAGAAGCGATACTCCTGGCCCCGTTGTTTGGTACCAGGGTGCTTCCACCTTGCTTGAGTGGCTCGCTCGATTAGCTCCTCGATGGCTTGCCTGGCAATCATCATAGGTCACCTATATAGGAAGAACTTGGAGAATAACGAAGATCAGAATTACAATTCCCACGACCTTCAACACGAACCATCCACGGATTTCAAACATTTTCATTCGTCATCTCCCTAGCTCTTACGCACGATCACCAGATTATCCTCAAGGTGCTTTTCAACGTCAACTTCAAGGTCAAGCACCTCCTCAAGTTCCTCATCGGTAAGGTCCACTTCACTAATGAGTTCTTGAACTGAGAATTCCTTGCTGATACTTCCATGGTCAACTAGAACGTACTTTCTCACGATAGGCTCCTATAAATGTACGCGCCCGGCGCCAGGCCCCTCCCCAGGTGAGGTAAGGGCACTGGCACCAGAGGCGCACGGTTAACGTCACGAGGACTAGTAGTTTCACTAGTCTATCTTGGTCTCGTCGAGCTTGTGCTGCCCGCACCAGTCAGCCTTGAACACGACCGGCCAACCAAGGGCGCCATCGGGCGATGGTGCCCTGCGCCGGCACCGCCCGACCTCACCTGCCTTGAGTGCGAACCACATGCACGTCTGACAGAGTAGGCCAGCGCTCCTATGCGCCCACGGATCAGCCTTCCGCGGTGGGTTCCACACCGGCTGCTGAGGCGATGGATGAATCTCGGTGACAATCTCAGGCTGCTTGTCGCCGTTTTTCACGTAGTGCCGCGGGTGCTTGTAGTGCATCTTACGTTTACGGTTATGCTTCTTCATACGACTCTCCTTTAATGGTTAAAGAACCCATGCCCTGGTACGCGCACAAACGAGGTGTCGTCTACTAGCATCCTCGCTACCTCGAACGTGGACACTTCAAACTCTGCGAGAATGACCGCCTTACGACCCCACACCCTTCCTTTATCAAGGTCATGGTCCGTGAGGAAGACGCGGTGGAACTCGGGCCCCGGCTCAGTGACCTCCACAAGGTAGAACACTAGACTTGCCTCACTATGCCCCGGCGCTTGAGTTCCGGCAGGTAATAGGCGATGATACGTTCGGGAAGTTGCCGGGTGACGAGACCACACGTGACCGCCTCCGCCGTCAAGTCTTTGGCAGTGAACTTATCAACCCCCTTCGCCACGAGGTTTCCCGCCGCTTGACAGATGACCCGCGCCTGAAGAGGAAGCGAGGCGACCGCGCCAGGGACGTCGGACCTGGGATCGTACACGTACGTAGTGAGGGAGTTTTTCACTGGCGGCGTTATTGTAGGTTGGCCCTCAACAGAACTTGAAGGTGAGGGTGGTCGACGATCTTCCGGGGACCTCGCGGTCCTCATCTTACCCGTGTCTTGCGGGTGCTCGATCTTCATGATAGCTCCTAAGGTAGTTGTGGGTGAGCAAAAGGCTCATTTGCCACGGGACCATTGTATCACGTGGGAGGTCAAAAGTAAATACCCTGGGGATTATCCGAGAAAATATAGTTACTATAATTGATCAGCCTAAGAGTACTTGGGTGGTAACCAACAATAAGAATATCTAATAACTTAAGTAACTCCGAGTAACTAGGCTCTATATAACTAAATAAAATATCATAAAATATGATTATATATATAGGGCCAAAATATAACAGTTACATTGGTTATCCTGCAGTTATAAATCGTTCCTGGCGTGTTAATTGACTACCTTCAGGGGTCCGCGGTCCAAGATACGAGTTGCGTGAAATTGGTTCTTTGGTCCTACCTGGCGCGCCATTTGTCTCACGGCCGGCTCCTCGGCCCGAGGTTCTTGGTCCCCACCTGGCGCGCCTGATGGCAATCTCCCCGGTCCGCGGACCGCGGGACTTGGTTAAAAAACCAGGGCCTGACGACCCTGGTTCTCCCTACTTGTCCTGGTCGTCCTTCCATTCCCGCCAGATGTTCCAGAACACCACTACGAGCAACACGAGCCCAAGTAATTCCACCTCAGTCTCCTTTCAAGAGAAAAGAGGAGCGGGTTTCCCCGCCCCTCCACCCTGCTACGACTTGATGATCACACCTTTCTTGTTGAGAGTCGGCAGGTAGTACTGCACGATTCTCGATGCCGGTTGCCGCGTCTTCATTCCGAGTTCCACCGCGACTTTCCCAATCTCTTCCGGCGTCGCGAAGGTTCCGAGTTTCTCCATTGCGTAGAACACATACTGTGCCTGACGCGGGAGAAGCTTCGGCTTCTCGGCCCCGTCAACGAGCGAGTACTGCTTGCTCGTGCGGGATGTTTCGATGACGATTTCCATGATAGTTCTCCTAATATCCGGCCTCATTCGACCGTAAAAGCATTATAAAATGAATGAAATGAAAAGTACACAACTGTTACACTTTGTTACATTTATAGGAGACTGACAATTTCTGTCAGTTGCTGACAATTTCTGTCACGTGACAATTATTGTCAGTTGTACTTGAATACCACATGGTGAAATACCACATTATGAAATGCCACATGGTGAAATGAGGAGTATAAGTAGAACTTATACCAGTATAAAGGAAACTTATAGCTATGTTATTGATAATGATAATCATTATCATTGGGCCGAGTTCCGAGGTTCGTGTGTCTCGCGCCAGGGGACTTGGGCCCTGGGGGGTAGGGCGTGCGATCAGACGAAATTTTTATAGTGCTACCCACGCGTTAGACGGCTCAAAGTTTAGTCTTCGGGTTGTGTAACCTATGCCACCGCCTGTTGGTATAGAGTTTCCTGCGCCGTCTGGCGGGATCATTGGCATAGCGCTTATAGCACGCCCTACACTCTGCCCGCAACGCGGTCCCCTTAGCCGGCCTAAAGTTGGTCAGGTCCGCCTCAAGTTCTTTACCACAACGTCGGCATTTTTTAAGCATAGTCCATTATATAATGCCGCTCGATTGATAGATACTGTCTGTTTAATCTTTATTTTCAAGGGCTTATAATGTTCCTGCGTGCGCTATATTTCAAGGAGCCTTGAATGCCCAGCAAATCACCAGAGCAAGCCGACTTCATGCGCGCCGTCGCCCATGGCATGAAACCACGTGCAGGTGGTCCCTCAAGGGCGGTCGCGCGGGAGTTTGTCGACGCCGACATGGCAAAGCAGAAGATGACCGCCAGTAAGCTTCGCGGCAATCCGGGGCATTCGCGGAAGGAGAGCTACTAGTGTCCAACCTCACTGATGCCCAGAACAAGAAAGCTCTCCGTGATGTAGTTCGCGAGGCTTTTGATCGATTGGGAGGTGCAGATTGGTTAGTGACCTTTTCTCAAGCCAACTGGGAGAACGCGCGAGTTTTTGTCTCCCTAGTCGGTCGGCTCATCCCCACGGAGCTTGTGGGTAAGGGCGGAGGCCCCCTGACCGTGATCATCAAAAAGGAAGGTGAGGAAATTCCTGTAGGACGCTTGATTGAGGGTTCAGCGGAACCACTCCCAGACGAGCCGCGGCAGTTAAACTAGTATGGCTCAAGCCTACATCGTAGGACAACTAGCGTGCGGCACGTGTGGCAGCGTCATGTACGTGGTCAAGGGCGCGTCGCTCGGGGTCCGCGATCCATCAACTGATAAGGTTGACCCAGAAATTACGGTGCGGTGTGCCCACGCAGATTGCCAGGAGTATGGCGTCCTTCGTAAATTTGTAATGACGCCCCTGGAGCTTACGGATGCCTGAGCTAGTCCTCCCCCACAATTTTACGCCCCGCCCGTACCAGCGCGACTTCATGTCGTTCATGGACCGTGGCGGGACACGCGCGTGCGCGGTGTGGCATCGACGGGCGGGCAAGGACCTTGTGGGAGCGCACCAGATTGCTAAGTCCGCCTTCCAACGCGTAGGGTTGTACTGGCACCTGCTGCCCACGCAGCGCCAGGGCAGAAAGGTCGTTTGGGAGAATATCACCACTCAAGGTGTCCGACTCATCGATGCCGTCTTTCCCCCGGAAGTACGGGCGGCGGAGCCAAATTCGACGGAGATGTCGCTCAAGCTGCGCTCTGGTAGCCTCTACCAGGTCGTTGGGTCGGACAACTATAATACCTTGGTGGGGGCGAACCCAGTAGGCGTCTTGTTCTCTGAGTGGTCGCTTGCTGACCCGCGCGCGTGGGATTTTGTGCGACCAATCCTTCGAGAGAACGGTGGGTGGGCAGCCTTCTTGTATACCCCACGCGGTTACAACCACGCCTTTGAGCTTTACCAGATCGCTCAGCGCAATCCCTCGTGGTTTGTTTCACTCAGGACCGTTCAAGACACTAACGTTCTCTCGCCGGCAGATATTGAGGAGGAACGGCGGGCCGGGATGCCTGAAGAGTTAATCCAGCAAGAGTTTTACTGTGATTTTTCGTCAGCATCGATTGGTTCAGTGCTCGGGCAGCAGTTGGCGTTGGCGGAGCGTGAGGGTCGTATTACGGACATTCAGCTCTGGGACCCTGAAGGTGGGCCGGTCATCGCCTCGTCAGACATTGGTTTCAGGGACTCTTCCGCGTGGTGGTTTTGGCAACTTTACCCGGACAAGATCGCCCTCATTGATTATGAGGAGGAAAGTGGGCTCGAGGCGCAAGATTGGATTGACAAGCTGAAACTCAAGCCGTACGAGTACCAGATGGTCTACCTCCCACACGACGCGAAGGCAAAGACGTTCGCTACACGTTACTCGGCGCAGGAACAGTTCATCGATAGCGGGTTGCCGACCACCCTGCTGCCTATGATGCGTATAGCGGACAGGATTAACGCCGCGAGGGCAATTTTTCCTAGGTGCGTGCTCCAACGCGACCTGTGCGCGCGCGGCATCACCGCCTTACGTGCGTGGGCGTACTCTTATGATGACGAAAGAAAAATGTACTCGAAGGAACCGTTCCATGACTGGGCGTCGCATGGAGGAGACTCGTTTACTTACGGGGCGTCAGTGCTTGCGCACCACTTCAAGAAGATAAAGGAAGAGGATAAGAAGGTTAGCGTGGCGAAGGGAAGCCACTACGCCTTTTCACTTGACCAATTACATGATAAACCGGCGAATGGTCGGCTCAGGGAGCGTGTTTAATGGCTACTAATCTTGCTGACCTTACGAGCGTTGAGTTTCCGACCGATGATCCGGTAAAGTTGGCAAATTACTGGTCAGCGGAAATTATCGCAGCCAATAAGTGGTTCGAGAAATTCGTCACCCGGTCACAGCGGGTAGAGGAACGTTACCTCGACGAGCGGGAAGGTGGCATCGGGGGAGTTAGTGATGGTGCCTCGGTGCTTAATCTTTTCTGGTCAAACGTGGAGGTAATGATCGCGGCACTCTACGCGCGCCCACCAAAGGTTGACGTCTCACGCACCTTCAAGGATCCTGATGATGACGTGGCGCGAGTAGCGGCGAACATTCTAGAACGCGTTATCCAAAACGATATTCAAAGTGAGGCAGAGTCCGATGGTGGAACTTTCAGGGACGCGATCCTTGATAGGTTGATCGTTGGACTTGGGCAGCTTTGGGCGCGTTACGAGGTTGAGACGGCGAAGCAGATGCAGCCAGCTGCCACGGATCCATCTACTGGGATGGAGATGGTTCCAGCGCGTGAGATAGAGGTCATCGTTGATGAAAAATCTCCCCTCGACTTTGTGCGGTGGGAAGACTTTCTCTGCTCGCCCATTCGGCGGTGGCGTGATTGTCGGTGGGCTGCACGCCGGGTTTATATGACGAAGCCGCAGGTAATAGCGCGTTTTGGTGAACCTATCGCGAACTCAATGAACTTTGACAAGCGCACAACTTCCTCGTTGCGCCCAGATGATAATCCTTTGCTTGTTTCAGTTGTTGAACAGGCACAGGTTTATGAGATATGGGACAAGCAGACCAAGAAAGCTTACTGGTGGTCTAAGGACGCACCAACCATCCTCGACTTCAAGGAAGCTCCGATCAAGTTTCCAGGATTCTTTCCGTGCCCACCACCCTTGCTTGCTTCGACTACCACGAAGTCGATCATCCCACGCTGTGAATACTACATGGCGCAGGATCAATATGAGGAATTGGACCTGGTCACTACACGAGTTCACCTTCTTGTTGAGGCAGTTCGTGTCGCTGGTGTTTACGACAAGAACAATGAAGGTGTAAAGAACATCTTGTCGGCAAAAGCCATGAACGAGATGATTCCAGTCAACAACTGGGCCATGTTTGCTGAGAAAGGTGGGCTTAAAGGTGCTGTTGACTGGTTTCCACTTGACATGATCATTGCGACGATGGAAAAGTTGACCGCGCGTAAGGCTGAACTTGTCCAGGAAATCTATCAGGTGCTTGGGATTTCGGATATTATGCGTGGGATGTCCAACCCTAACGAAACATTGGGTGCCCAGCAGTTGAAGTCTCAGTTCGGGGGCGCAAGAATTGGGCGCACTCAGGCAACTATCGCGTTTTTTGTGCAGGGCGGCCTTCAGCTCAAGGCAGCGATCATTACCTCGCTCTATCAACCACAGCAGTTGATGAAAAAGAGCCAGATAATGAGTTCGTCTGATGCAAAGTATGCAGAACAGGCAATTCAACTGTTAAAAGATCCCTCGATGCCTTTTCGCATCAAAGTTCAGGCAGATTCCATGGCATCTCCTGAGTGGTTGTCAGAGAAACAAGAAAGAACTGGCGTGGTTCAGAGCATTGCCCAATTTATTGGGATGTCTATGCCACTGATTCAATCGGCGCCTGCTTCTGGGCCATATTTGATCAAGATTCTGCAGTGGGCGGTTGCTGGCTACAAGGGCGGTGAGGAACTTGAGACCGTGCTTGATGACGCCTTCACCGCGATGCAGCAACCGAAGCCTCCGGCACAGCCCACGCCTATGCAAATAGCTGAGCTGAAGAAAACTCAGGCTGAAGGGGTGGAAAAAATGTCGCAGGCGACTAAGAATCAGGCTGAAGCGAAGAGAGCCACGGTTGAGGCACAGCTTGAACCAATCAATGTGATACTTGACCATCAGAAAGGTGGACGTGAAACGCCGGTTCGTCCAAATTAACGGTGTTTTGACGGAGGTGCCTCTTGATTACAGATCGGGAGACGAAATTCGTCGCGTGGCTATTGTTGGGGACCGTTATTATGACGGTCTTCGTACTAGTGATGGTATTGACATCTCAAGTCGGGTAAAGCACAAAGCTTACATGAAACGTACTGGTCTTACTACTGCCGATGACTTCAAGGAGACTTGGCGCAAGGCTGAAGAACAACGAATAAATGAGAAGCGCGGCATTGATCCATCTCGAAAGTACGACGTTGCGCGGGCAATTGATAAGTTACTAGATAAGAGACGTTAATGGAAATTCCTGCAACAGGAATTCTTTCTCCAGCAGAGTTGGAGAAGAGCACCAAGCGACTTGTTACTGATGTCGCTGGTGAAACACCGTCTGAATGGGCCTTGACAGCCGCACTTGGTCCTATTGGTAGGGCAGCGACCAGAGCAGGCTTGTTAAGTTTATCAGGGGCAACGTATTCACCAGAAAGCGAAGCTGTGCTAACTCGCCTGGGGATTAAAGAGATACCAAAACGACTTGAAAAAATGTATGAGATGGCCAGACAATTACGGGCCCAAGGTCGTGGCGGTGAAGCGTGGCAAAAATCGGAAGGAAAGTTAACCATTGGACCTGCTGGGGATATTGAGGCAATTCATACCCCTAAAGCAGTGGATATTTCTAGGATTAAGGAAGGAAGACCATTAAAGTATTCAGAGGTAATAGACGCTCCTGAGATGCTTGCTGAAAATCCTTCGCTTAAAAATATGGTGATCCAGGCCACTGATTTACCTCGAAATGTTCGTGGTAATCTTCGCATCCCAAGGGCCCCTGGTGAGGTCCCTAAGATTGGGGTAAGTGCTGGTGGTAAGCTTACGCCTGAAGAACTCAGTGGTGTGATAGGACATGAATCAACCCATGGTTTTGATTTTCTTCACAATCTTCCATATGGGGCCAACCAAAGATTTACTCAACAACAGATTGATAACCTAATTCGTGATCTTGGAACGCTTCCACGTGGAGCCAGTCAATTACCAGAACTTCGCGCGGGTTTGTTACGCGCACGTTTAGGTGATCCAGGATTTTCTCGTGAACTTTACCTTCGTAATCTAGGTGAGACACGGGCACGTGCTGGGCAAGCTGGTTGGCAACACGGTAATTTAATGGATCCGTACGGCACTAGTATTGTAGGGGAATCAATGAAGTTGAAACCTGGCGTACGCCCACGGCTATCTAGCGGTACTGCCTATGAGCGAGTTATGGACCCAAGTTCTCCGGTCTATACCCGTGACATTGAACGCATCATTTCAGAGCTTAGACAAGAAAGGTAGGGTCCCATGGCTGAAGCAGCGAAAATAGAGGAAAGTGGTTCTCGCAGTGATGTTGCTGCCGCCTTTGATAAGGTGGAGGTAGCACAGGCAAAGGTTGAACCTGTTAAGGTTGAACCTGCGAGAATTGAACCTGCAAAAATTGAACCTGCGAAGATTGAACCTGTAAAGGTTGAGCCTGCAGCTCTTCGCGGTGAAGGAGAGGTTAAAGAACCTGCGAAGGCCGAAACCTTGGGAAAAGTTGGGGAACCAGCCAAGGCCGTCGAACTAAAGGCTGGTGAAGTAAAATCTGATGAAGCTAAGTGGCAGGACCGTCTCACAAAGGCGCCACCTTCATGGAAGCCAGAAGCGCGTGAGTCATGGGCACAACTTCCCTCGAATGTTCGGGTTGAAATTCATCGACGTGAGTCTGAGGTTTATCGGGTGCTTCAGAACTCGAAAGAGGCGCGGGAATTTCACCAAGAGTTTCAAAAGGTGGCACAACCTTACGCGATGCTTATCGCTCAGGAAGGTTCTCCACTCCTTGCCTTTAGTGAGTACTTGAAAACAGGCTCGCTTTTGCGTATGGGCACGCCGCACGAGAAGGCGATGGCGGTAGCACGAGCAATCAATCAATTCCAGGTGCCTATTGAGTTGCTTGATGCAGCCTTGGCTGGCACCTTAAAGGCTGGTAATGGCGCAGGTGGTGCTGCCCAGTTTCGTGACCCACGCGTTGACCAACTCTTAGGGACGCTCGCGGAACAACAAGCACGGCATAATCAACAGGTAACTGAGGAAGTTGATGGCGAGCTTGAGGAATTTGCGACAGACGAGAAAAATAAGTATTTTCATGATGTCCGCGATCTCATGGCGGATATTATGGAGGTAGCCGCTCGCCGAAACAAGAAGGTCAGTTTACAGACAGCTTATAGCCAGGCTATAATGTTACATCCTGAGATTTCGAAGTTGGTGAAAGTTCAGGAGACGACGCAAACCGAGCAGAAGTTGACGCAGGCAGCCCAGGCCGCAAAGGCGGCAGCAGTCAGCATCACTGGGTCACCTGGCGCACCTGGTGGGGTTGTAGCGTCGGACGGCACGGTTCGTGGTTCTATCGAGGCAGCCATAGCCTCGTTGAGTGGAAGGTAAGAAGCGAGGCTCATCTTACCGGACGCGTGTAATAAGAGCGTAGTTTCCCTCAACTAGCAAAAGGAGCCTTAAATGGCATTCCCAAACGTAACAGACATCGTCGCGACGACCATTGAGTCTCGCACGAAGAAGATCGCTGACAACACCACGAACAACAACGCCATATTGTCGCGGCTAAGTCAGCGAGGTAACGTCAAAACCATCTCCGGCGGCTCCACGATTTTCGAGGAGTTGAGTTTCGCGGAGAACGCCAATTCTGGCTGGTATTCTGGTTACGACCTGCTGCCCGTTGCGGCACAGGACGTGATCAGCGCGGCACAATTCAGCATGAAGCAGGCCGCGGTGCCAGTTACCATTTCTGGCCTGGAGATGTTGCAAAATGCCGGCAAGGAGCAGATGATCGACCTGCTGGACGGTCGCATCACGGTGGCAGAATCCACCATGTCCAACCTACTGTCCCAGGGTGTTTACTCTGACGGCACAGGTTACGGCGGCAAAACCATCGTGGGCCTGGAGGCTGTGGTGCCTGCGAACGCGTCCGGTACGTCAGGACGTATTGCCACCGGCACGTACGGCTCGATCGACCGCGCCACGTGGTCCTTCTGGCGTCCCTGGTCCTCGCACCCAACCACCGCGCTCACCGCCGCCACGATCCAACAGGCGATGAACGACGTCTGGGCGCAGCTGGTGCGTGGGTCGGACAGGCCTGACCTGATTCCTTGCGACTCGTTCATGTGGGGTATTTACATGGCGAGTCTGCAGGCGATTCAGCGGTTCACGGACCCTTCCTCGGCGAAGCTTGGTTTCCCGTCCATCAAGTATATGGACGCGGACGTGGTGCTTGACGGTGGCCTGTATTTCCCATCCTCAGCCTACGGAACGGGAGCCGTGACCAAGACCATGTATTTCCTCAACACGAAGTATCTCAAGTGGCGGCCACACGCGCAACGCAATATGGTGCCTCTGGCGCCGAACAAGCGTTACGCGATTAACCAGGACGCGGAAGTCACCATCCTGGCGTGGGCTGGTGCGTTGACGACCTGCGGTGACGCATTCCAGGGCCGTCTGACCAGCAACTAACTAAGGAACCGCGGGGACTTCGGTCCCCGCTCCTTAAAGGAGATAATCATGGCGTTTCAAATGGTAGATCAACGGGTGGGTTGGCCAGCGATCAATGATGTAAGCACCACGCAGAAGATTCCAACGGGTTCAATAGCTTATATATCAGACCAAGCTGGCACTGTTCCGCTGGGAGGTGAGGCAGTCTACCTCAAGGCTGGTGGCGCGAACATTGTGGTTGGTTCAGTGTGTGAGCTGGATCCGAACGTGGGGGCGATTTTGGCACCGGCGACTGGGGGTGAGGGCCCGGTAGTAATCAGCCTGAACATTGTGCCTTCGGGTTCATTTGCTTGGTTCGCTGTCGAGGGAACCATACCAGTCAAAAGTCCAAACGCAACGGTCATTGGCGCGGCAGTGTTTATGCTAGCGGCGACCGCTGGTAGCGTGGACGATGCGGCGGTGGCGGGAGAGCAGATCCTCAACGCAGAGTTTGCGAGCTCGACCGGCGTGCCTTCCACGGGGTTGGCGCTCGTTACCATCGATCGCCCGTTCCATCAAGGACAGATCACCTAACAGGAGACGCTCATGCCAGCAGGACTTCCAGGTTCGACAAACGCGGACAACCTGGCAAACCCAAGCACGGGTCGGTTCGTTATCTTCGACCCGTTGTCTGGACCCAAGGGTTCTCCGCTCGATAAAGACAGTTCGGACAAAGCTTCAACCGGTGCCCTTCAGACGGGCATCGGTTACAGCGCGTTGCCAGTGATCGCCATTCAGCCTGGTGATGTTCCAGCCACGGCTCCTGGGGCAATCTCTCGCGCAGGGTTCACGGACAATCAGGTTCCTGGTGAAACCACACCGCAGGAAGGCACCATCAACACCATCAACTCCGCCTTCATGTATATCGGTGGAGGGCGCCAGGTAACTGGTGCCGGTGGAGCGAACGTGGCAGGTGCTGCTGGTTCTCCTCCATATACCGCAGGCGTCGCGATTTGTGGAGCAGGTAACGGGGCCTCACGGGATGGTGGTGCGGGGCCCGCGTTCCTTGGTTTTCCTCTTAAGATGGTGACGGCGGCGGGCACCGTGGCGAATGGCGCGGCGACCGAGGCTGGTTGGGTTAACCGTTCAGGAGTATCACTCACCATAAACCAGTCAGCGAACGGCTCAAGCACGACGACGCTAGCTATAGCGAGCTAGTGTGGCTCTTACCCAGGCCCAGGAGTCGGCAATGTTTGCTGCCTTGGCGGCGAACAGAAATGTTATACCGCCTCTGCAGATGGCTGGTATTGGGCAGATTCCTGTGGCGCTTTGTCCATCCACATGGGGTGGCATGGGGGTTGCAGCACTAACCCCTCAAACTTTTGGGGTGGCATATTCACTAGTTACGATGTTTGACGTGCCTTTTCCTAATTTCGCTACTTCTGGGTTATCACCAGAAGGCTGTCTTTTTGATCAGTTTACGGATAGCTTGGCGTTCCTATCCAAGGGCATTTACATTTTAACTATGAATTTTGTCGGCACAATACCTGCAGGGGCTGACTTTCAATTCACTGTTTTCAGGAATGGGGTTGAGACACCGATTACGATAGGCGCGGGCGCATCCAATCAGACCAGTGCTTTTGCATCGTCCACTTCCGGCATCGCAGAACTGAATTCAGGGGATGCCTTGACGGTTCAGGGTAAAGCAGATCAGGCAGGGAGGTTGTTTACCCCACTTTTTGTATCGATGCAGGCATCGAGGATACGGTAATGCTTAACTCTGGCGTTTTATCATTTGATGCTACCGGTAGGATACGGATTGCTAACGCTCTCCCTCCTACCAACTTCAATGGTGGAACGCCAACGCTTCCTACCGCTGGAGCGAACTTGCTCGCGGGAAATAACGCTGGTCCTCAAGTTTATGCACAAGGTGCTGCTTATACCCTTGACGGAATTTTGTGCGCTACCTCGATTGGGTCAATAGATCATTATTCTCAAGGTGGGTTGCCTATGGTGGCTAGCGACGAGGTAGCTGTTGACCCAACTGGGGCTATCGCGTTTTATAACGCAGGGTTGCCTTACACGGCGGCTGGAAAGCTGGTCGTGGCTGTGGCAGAAATACCAACTTAATCCCGCCGGCGAGACGGGCCCTTCTCGACCTAGCTTGGAGGTAAAGACGATGGAAATGCTCGAATACGATCATGAAGGTTTCACGAAACCGCGCGCTGGTGATGAACAACTCGCCATTCGCTTCTTTAAGAAGGCCTCACAAGATATGGAACAGACCAAGGCGCAGGGTCGTCCAATCTTTACTGAGGTCGAATTCATTCAGATCATGATCCCTGGCGATAAGGGCACTGTCATTGTGCGCCCTATTGGCATAGAGGATCAGCAAAGGTTTGGCAAGCAATACGACGATTGGGTGCGCTCTAACAAGGATTCTAAAGAAGTTCTTGTAGGAACTCCGTTAGAGGCGTGGAACCAGATGTCGTTGGCGCAGATTGAGGAATTTCGTTACTTTGGCGTGCGCACGGTAGAGCACCTTGCCACCCTTCGTGATGACGTAATGCTCAAGATGCCTGGAGCCATTTCACTGAAGAAAAAGGCACAGGAATTTCTCGACGCTGCCAAGGAAGCGGCACCGCTCTCCAAGATGCAGGCTGAGCTTGAGAAGCGTGATAACGATATCGCCGTATTGCAGCATGCCCTGAAAGAGCAGGGTGAGATGATCGCCAAACTGCAACGTTCACAGCCCAAGGAGCTGCATGCCAACGTATGACATTATTGCGCAGACGACCCTAAGTCAGGGCGTTACGACAATTTGTCGGTTGACGGGGCAACCTGTGCCTGCTGATGCGGCTGGTTCAACTGATCCTTCAACGCAGCAGATGGTTGAGGCGTTGAATCAGTCGGCATCAGATCTTTTTGCTATGCGTGATTGGCAGGAACTTCGTCAACAGCTTAACCTGAGCATTCTGGCAGATTCTCAGGGACAAACGGAAAAGGCGTATGATCTTCCGCCTGATTATGGGCGCTTTGTTGATGTAACCCAATGGTCCACGTCACAACAGTGGCCGGCCGTTGGACCAATCTCGCCGCAGGGATGGATAGCGTACCTTGTTAATAAGTGGACACCAGTTACGTCCCTGTACTGGCAGATTAGGAATGATCAGCTTTGGTTCCTGGCGCCACCTTTCCCTACCGCTCAGCCTTTCACGGCATATTATATCTCACGAGGTTATGTCCGTGATCAAGATGACTCAACATTATTCAAGAACTATGCCAACAAGAACGGTGATACTTTCCTTCTTGATGGTCAGTTGATTTCTTTACTTGGGCGCGTAAAATGGCTAGAGTATAAGGGTTTTGATAGTGCGTCCGCGATGCGTGACTTTCAGACACAATACGATTCACGTGCGGGAAGTGATGAAGGTGCTCTGGTCTATAATCTTTCTGGGACAACTGGAATGCCTCTCATTAGTTCAGCAAATGCTCCTGATACAGGATATGGCTCATGAGCCTTAGACCTGTACGTTCATTGATGTCGACCGTGCCACGTCGCGCTAGTGTGACGAAGACGCATGAGGCGTATACTTATCCAGCACCAGTTGGCGGCCTCGATTTTATGACGCCGTTAACTCAAATGGACGCAAAGTCTGCGATCAAGGCATCAAACGTCTTGGTACGTAATTACGGTCTTGAGTTCCGTTCTGGTTGGCGTCGGTGGGCTTCACTCATTCCCGGTGAAGTTCGCACGATCATGCCGTATAACCCGCCGCGGGGACTTGGTCCGTCGGCGATTGCTAAGCTTTTCGCCGCCTGCTCTGACGGTAAGATTTATGACGTTACCGCGCAGACGAACGAGTCAACCATCCCACCTGTTTCTGCGACAATTTCAGGACAGTTGGAGCCCGGCGAATTTAGCTGGGTAAACTTTGCAACACCAACGAACAATTTTCTCTGCGTCGTCTCCGCTGGTGGTGGTTACTGGACCTTTGACGCTACTGGTGGATGGATAAACCAAACAGCTAATATCTCTGGCGCAGGAAGCGCTGCCGCGATTGACTTTGACTTTGTGATGTCATGGAAGAATCGGCTCTGGTTCATTAAGAACCTAACGGCTGACACCTATTTCCTTGGCGTTAACTCCATTATCGGAGCTTCTACCGCCTTTGACTTTGGGCCCTTGCTGGTGCATGGTGGGGACATAAAGGCCATGGCCTCATGGACCGTGGACGGTGGCGATGGAATCGATGATAAACTCATAATTGCAGGTTCTGAAGGCGACCTCTTAATCTATGAGGGAACTGACCCTTCAAGCGCTGCCGCGTTCCGTATCATCGGCCGCTGGTTCATTGGGCGCCCGCCAAATGGTCGACGGTTCATGGCACGTTATGGTGGTGACCTGGGGATGATTACCCAGTTTGGTCTCGTCTTTCTTTCACGCCTACTTCAGCAGACTGGTGTGACCGTTGATAAGGATGCTTCGGCTTCGTTCAAAATAAACCCGATATTCGCTAACTTTGTCCGTAATACTGTGCTTACGCAGTATTGGGAGATTCGTTACCTGCCGCAGCTTGAAGCCATCTTTATCAATATGCCTGACGCAATTGATACTAGGAACAGGCAATGGGTGATGGACATAAACTCACGCGCCTGGTCAACATTTGATGGCGTTCCGATGCTAACGTGTGAAAATTTCCAGGGTGAACTTTACTTTGGCACGCTTGATGGCATCGTTGGCAAGGCTTTTGAGGAGAATGCCTCATCCGACGGAATTCTTTCAACAGGTGCTGTGGGAAATGACATAGGTATTGAGGTCCAATCCGCCTTTGTCCCGAACGGTGATCCTGTGCGCATAAAGCGGTTTTTGCATGCAGCCTTAACATTTCAAGGACAGCTTAAGCCATCAATCGCTGCCCAAATAAATCCTGATTGGGGATTTGGGAGCACTCCTGGTTCGCCAGTTTTTATTGGAACTGATCCATCTTTATGGGACATAGCTCTCTGGGACCAAAGTCTCTGGTCAGGTGGTCCAGAAATCACTTTCCGTGGCTGGTTTGGTATTGCAGGCCTCGGTTATTTTGGAAGTCTTCGTTTTACTGGACGTGGTCTTCCAAGAACATACTTTGTTAACTGGACGTTCGTCACAGAACCTGGGGGTTTAATGTGATAGTTTGCCCACGCACGCCTGAGCAGGCAGCTCTTCTGTTCTCGTTCTTAAATGAACGCGGGTCGCCGGTGCGCGCATCACCTGAACTTCGGCTGATTGGTCACGTTACTAATCATGAGCCGCATATGATTAATGCAGTTGTTGCTTATGACAGCTTCATTGGGCGTGTATGCTCAATGCACATTGCTGGTGAAGGTGTAAACTGGCTTGATAAGACTTTCCTCTACGTTGCTTTTCATTATCCCTTTGTCCTTTGCGACTTTGTGTCGATTATTGCAACCGTGCCAGGGGATAATGAAAAGGCGCTTAGGTTCGATAAACGTATTGGTTTTAAAACCTTTGACATAATTAAGGATGGGTGGAAGCCAGGCATCTCTCTACACGTTCTTAAAATGGATAAGAAAGATTGCCGATGGTTGTCACGTATCAAACAACCATCTTTCGTAAATTTAAGCGCTATTCAACCAGTAGAGGTGTTTAATGTTCAGCCAACGGCTCCGGGAATGCATTAGGCTTGGGGTAGCGCCGGAGTTACTCCATTGGGCCAGTACCGCACAGGGTGGTAAGGGTTCAGCACCTGCAGCTCCTGATTACGCTGGTGCAGCGCAGGCTCAGGGAGCGGCGTCTAATGAGGCAATAACTCGACAAACGTGGGCCAATCGTCCTGAACAAATCACCCCGTGGGGGCGTACGAGTTGGGGTGCGAACGCTGACGTTGACCCGGCTACTGGTCAACCAATCACGCGGTTTACCCAGACACAGACGTTGGACCCGCGCCTTCAAGGTGCCTTGGATGAACAATTAGCGGTCCAAGGTGGCCGGAGTAAGCTAGCGTCCGAGCAGATCGAGCGTGCCGGCCAGGCTCTTGACCAGCCGTTTAATTGGGGTGCGATGCCTAACGCTCCTGGTTCAATGGAGCAGGCACAACAGGAAGCGTACGGGCGCACCCAGAAGTTTCAAGCACCTGAACGTGAAATTGCGCGCGAGCAGATGGAACAGCGGCTCGCGAACCAAGGCATTACGATCGGGAGTAAAGCTTACGAGACCGAGATGCGTCGGCTTTCTGACCAAGAATCACGCCAGGACCTTCAAAATCTACAAGCGTCCTTTGGTGAGGGACGTGCGCAGGGAGGCTATCAGGGGCAACTTCGCCAACAGTCGATTGCTGAAGAGGCGCAACGTCGGGGCATCAGTATCAATGAGATGAACGCCTTACTGACTGGTCAACAGGTGAGTTCTCCACAGATGCCATCCTTTCAAGGAGCTGGCGCCGCACAACCTGCCAATATGCTTGGCGCGGCTGGTATGCAGGGACAATACGGCATGCAGGCCTATAACGCTGAACAACAAGCAAATCAGAACCTTTGGGGTGGGCTTGGACAGCTTGCGGGCACAGGCGCACTTTTCGCTTTCTCAGACGCTCGCTTGAAGTGGAACGTGCAGCGTGTAGGCACTCACCCACTCGGCATTGGCGTCTATGAATATGATGCCCCATGGGGTCATGGAATTGGCGTTATGGCGCAGGAAGTTGAAAGAATTCGTCCAGACCTTGTTAAGCGACACGCGTCTGGTTACTTGATGGTTAATTACGGAGGGCTATAGCATGGCACAGATGATGCCTCAAGAACAGATTGACCCCGAAACAATCAAGGCTATCCTTGAAATGTCAGGAGATGATCTCGAAATTCAGGCGATGCTGAAGCAGATGACCATGTCTGACGCCCTTCGCGGCGCAGCCTTGGCGCCTGGAACGTCGAAGAATGTCTTCGGTGCCGTAGCACAGGGATTGGCAGGTTATGGTGCTGGTCGCGAGCAGGAGCAATTTCGCACAGGCATGAAGGGCATGGGTCAGCGTAAGGCGGCAGGACGTGGTCGTTTCTTTGACGCGTTGTTTCCACAGCAACCTGCGCCATTGAACGAAACCACCAATCCTGATTTTGAGGATACTGGGGAATACTAACGTGGCTGAATTCCAAAGCCCATACGCTGCACGAATTGCGGCATTGATCAAGGAACAAGAGGGTCTAGAAACGGCCCCCATGCCGCAGATGTTTTCTCCTGAAGAGCTTGCGCGGCGTCAGGCAGAAAATCAACGGAACCGTCAGCTTGGCGTTCTTGGTGAGCTCTCAGGTGATCGCCCGCTTGGAGACGTAGGCGGTAAGATACTAAAACAGGCGATGGGGGAGCAACAACGCCGCCTTACGGAACATGGTGAATATGACCCGATCTCTGGTCGACTATCCGTGTTCCCTGAATATACCCGCAAGCAAAAGACTGATAGACTTGCGAAAGAACAGGCACGGATGACTGAGATGGAGGCACGTGACTACGCCAAATTCCTGGCTGACCGTGCCTCTGATGAGAATCGTCGTCTAATAGCTCAAATGGCAGCTGGTCAAGCAGGCACCTATAGCTTTAGTGGCGTGGACGCCGCTGGCAAGCCAATACTTGTGCACAGTAAGTCAGGGCAGTTTGTGCAACCAGGCGCTAAGGCCGGAGAATTTACGCCATACACTGGTGAGGTGCGTCAACGTGGTGCGTTTGAGAAGGAGACTGGAAAACTTGAGGTAGCTCAACAATTTGGCGATAGGGCTCGAAAGGTGATCGCTAAGTTAAATACTCCTGAAGCTCAGGAAGCTTTTGGCACCGGCGTGGCTGGTGGCACTTTAGCTCTTATGGCTGATATACCTGGACAAAGTTATTTACAGGAACAGGTGTTTACTCCTGAGCAGATTGAATTTAGGGCTGATGTAATGGAACAAGGCTACCAGGTAGCTCACGACTTGGCCGGTGCCGCAATGTCTTATGGCGAGCGAATTCGTCTTAAAGATTTTGTTCCTCACCCTGGAGATACAGCCAGAATTGTGCAAGATAAGATGAGGTCAGCTTCTAGAAAATATAACGAAATAACGCAGAAACTTCAGGCAAAACGCTCTGTTGCTGGCTCGTCTCAAGGTCCTGGTCCCGGGGTTCAACCTGGGGCAACCGCGGCCCAGGGAGGTAACGTCATTAAGTATGACGCCCAGGGTAACAGGCAACCCTAATGGCTAAGACTGCTCAGCTAGCTGACGGCACTACGCTGGAGTTTCCTGACGAGACTTCAGACGCGGTAATGGACGCTGCCGTCAGGAAGCATACGCAAGAACAACGCGTCCAGGCCGTCATGGCGCCTGGCGCCGAAGAAGCGCGTCGTAAGCAGGCCATCAAGGAAACTGGCGCTGAGATGTCGCTTCCTCAACGTGCACTTGCCGGTTCAGGTGCAGGCTTCCGGACAATTGCGAAAGCCGTCCTGCCTCAGGCGCTTGAAAAACGCTTAGGTATTGAGGAGAGTGTTGATGAAACAATGGAAGGTCTGGGCACCGCGGGCAAGGTAGCGCGGTTCGGCACCGAGGTCGGGGCTACCATGCTGCCTGCCGCGAAGGCCGCGCAACTTGCCGGCCGAGGGCTGGGACTTGCTGGTCGCGCGCTTACCCCAGTGGGTGCCGCGGCAATTGAGGGGATGACCGCTGGTGCCCTAACCTCGCCAGAAGATCAAGGAAAGGGTGTCGTTGCTGGCGGCCTTGGTGGCGCTGCAGGTCAACGGATACTTTCAGCCATCCTTGGTAGGGCCGGGAAACCAGTGCCTCAGCTTCCTGGTGCTGAACGTGCTCGCCGTGAAGGTATCGAGGTTTCAGCTGGTCAGGGCGCCGACCCTTCAACGCTGGCTGGTCGCACGTGGGGAGCGTTGGAGGAAGGTTTTGCCGGCATCCCTGTCCTTGGTCAAGCACTAGCCCGACGCCGTGGGCGAGGACAGGAAACGTGGCGCGAAAAGGCTATCGAGAAAGCGTTGCCTGAAGGTGGCCCAGTGCCGAAGGGTGCTGAAGGCACGACTGAGGAAGCCATCGAGGGTGTCCGCAAGCAATTCACCAACCTTTACGAAGATGCCTTGAGAGGTAAGAAGATTTCCATTGACGAACCCTTCGAGGAGTTCGTCACCAAGGCCATAAATGATCCTGCGCGTTATATGACGCAGGCGCAGCGAGAGTACGTTGAGTCACTTCTCCAGAAACATGTTTACTCTCAAGTGCGTAACCCTCCACCTGCCGCGGGGACCGTGCTGCCCCAGGCAACCGCCACCGCACGCGCTTTACCGCCCCCGCCTGCAGGGACCGCAGTTGGGCCGGTACGTGCTGAGGTTGGTCCTCGTGCAGCACCGCCCATCCGGGACATTGCTGGAGAAGCAATGCCCGCCGCGGCAGGTGCCCCGTTCATTGAGGGTCCTACGCTCTTCAAAGGTCAGTCTGAGTTGCGCCAATTGGCCCATAAACTACGTGGTGGACGACCATCAGAGGAAGAGACTGGTAAATTGATGGGGGACATTGCTGACGAAGTCTATCGCATGATTGGTCGTCAGGACAAGCCTGCAGGTGCCATGATTGAGAAACTTCGAGAACCGTACAGTAAATTCTCGGCAGTTGAACGTGCAGGAGAGAAGGCCGGTGGCGGCGGCGCCTTTACACCACGACAACTTCGTCAGACGGCAAAGGCGCAACCAGAGCTTCAGGAGTTTGCTAAGCTCGGGGAGCAGTTCGTCCAGCGGGCACAGCCACCAGGTCGTGGCACGTGGCCAGCCTACGCGGCCCTCGCCGGTGGTTACATGCTCGGTGGACCTGCGGCGACCGCGGCTGGTGCTGCAATGATCCCGGTGCTTGGTACGAAACTAGCCCAGCGGGCACTTCGCGGGGACTACGCCGCCCAGAAGGCCCTGATTAAACTTCTCCGTAAGCAACCGACCCTTGGTGCCGTACCAGGTGGCGTTGCTGGAGCCAATATCAGTGAATGAGGTAACATATGCCACGTGACGCTTCAGGAACTTACACGCTGCCCCCATCAAATCCCGTGCAAACAGGGACCCCGATCCAATCCACAGGGTGGGCGAACCCATCAATGTCGGATATTGGGAACGAGCTCACAAATTCCCTGGACCGTGCTGGTCGCGGTGGCATGACGGGACCGTTCGGCGTGACCGACGGCTCATTATCAGCGCCAGGGATGCGTTTCACCAATGACTCGGACAATGGTCTACGGCGCACGGGCACCAATACCTGGACCTTGGTGGCTGCCGGTGTTGACATTCTACAGGTAAACGCCAACGGCCTTACCCTCGTTTCAGGGATAGCTGTAGGTTTCGGGGCATCGGTAGACCAGAGCGACGCACCTCCCTCAGGTTTTATCAAGGGTGATCTTTGGTTTGAGTCTGATTCCGGCAACTTTTACGTGCAGTATGAGAACCCGGACCTTACCCTAGTGTCTGTTGGGGTGAATAGCTTCGGTGGCGCCTACGTGCCCCTGGGGTCGGTCGGGGTAGCGAACGGCGTGGCGTCCCTGGACGCTAGTGGTCGTGTGCCAACGTCACAGGGTGGGGTGCCCGCAGGCGCCATGTTTGACTTCGGCGGCACCGTGGCCCCGACTGGCTACGTGCTTTGTGACGGGGCAAGCTACACGACCGCCGCGCAGCCGACGTTGTTCGCCGCGATAGGCTACACGTGGGGAGGTTCGGGGGCGAACTTCAACGTGCCAAACTTCGCCCGCCGAACGGCGGTAGGTTCAGGCGGCACTGGCACGGCGACGCTCGGCAATACGGTGGGAAGTGTAGGCGGGGAAGAG